GGAATTTATAACCCAACAACTAAACAGGTTTATGGTTTCCTTCAAAAGGCTATCAAACCTACCAACCAACTCCGTATGATGGAAGATGCGTTGGTTATCTATCGTATCAGTAGAGCACCAGAACGAAGAATCTTTTATATTGACGTAGGTAATCTACCCAAACCTAAGGCAGAAGCTTATCTCAAAGATGTGATGAGTCGCTATCGTAATAAGGTTGTGTATGATGGTTCTACAGGTGAAATAAAAGATGACAGAAATCAAATGTCTATGTTAGAAGACTTTTGGTTGCCACGCAGAGAAGGTGGTAGAGGTACAGAGATTACAACATTGCCTGGTGGACAAAATCTAGGTGAGATGTCAGATGTAACTTACTTCCAAGAAAAACTTTATCGCTCATTAAATATTCCTGCTTCTCGTCTTTTAACAGATAGCGGATTTAATATGGGTAAAGCTTCTGAGATTCAACGGGATGAAATAAAATTTAGTAAGTTTATTCAAAAACTACGAAAAAGATTTTCTGCCTTATTTACAACTCTATTAAAGACCCAATTAATACTGAAAGGTATTATGACTATTGAAGATTGGGATATTATGAAAGAGTCCCTGGTTTATGATTTCAATAGTGATAATCATTTTCACGAAATTCAAGACGCAGAGATTTTATCTGGTCGTATTGAACAGTTGGGTACATTAACTGAATATATTGGAACATATTTTTCAAAAGAATGGGTACGAAGGAGAGTATTGAAACAAACCGATCTAGATATAGCAGCTATTGATAAACAAATAGCAGCTGAAAAGAAAACTGGAGAAATAGATAGTAAAGCAGGACTTGGTTTGGGAGGTCCAGAAGGTGGATTTGGAGATCCAAGTAGGGGTGTAGAACAGGATCCATATGATGATTATAATGATATGGCACCTGAAGTTTAAAAAAGTTATAAATATAGAAAGAGGATTATATTATGAGTAAAGGTTTTGTTGATGCTGTGGTAGCCGGTGACCTCAATACAGCTGGCGATGAATTTTTACAAGCAGTGCAGATGAAACGTGATGCTGATTGGGAAAATGCCAAATTAAATTTAGCACACCAAGTTTTTGGTGATGCTGAGATGCCTGACGATTTAGAAGAGCCGCAAGAAGCGGACGAAATAGTAGCAGATGCACCAGAAGTTCCAGAGGAATCAGAGGAATCAGAGGAATAAGAATGAAATTAATATCTGAACACGTTGATGAAGTAGAATTAATTTGTGAAGCGGCAGAAGACGGCAAAAAGAATTATAAAATTCGTGGCGTTTTTATGCAAGCCGAAATTAAAAATAGAAACGGACGTATGTATCCGCAAGCGGTTTTAGAAAACGAAGTAAAAAGATACAATAAAGAGTATGTTCAACAGAAACGTGCTTTCGGAGAGTTAGGCCATCCTGATGGTCCTACTGTAAATCTAGAACGAGTATCCCATATGATTACAAAACTTTCACCAGAAGGTAGAAATTTTATTGGTGAAGCTAAGATTATGGACACTCCTTATGGTAAAATAGTAAAAAATCTTATTGATGAAGGTGCCAAACTTGGTGTCTCATCAAGAGGTATGGGTTCATTAGAACCAAGAAAAAATATGCAGGTTGTTAAGGATGATTTTTACTTAGCAACTGCAGCAGATATTGTCGCAGATCCATCTGCTCCTAATGCTTTCGTAGAAGGTATTATGGAAGGTAAAGAGTGGGTGTGGGAGAATGGCGTTGTAAAAGAGGTCGAAATAGCTTTATATAAAAAGTTATTAGACACAAAACAAAAGAATAACGAAGATAAGAATATAAGAATATTCTCAAATTTCATGTCTAAGTTATAATTTTGATAAATAAAACAAGAAACCTAATTAGGGAGTTTATCCAATATGACAGACATCAACAAAGAATTAGAAGCTATTGCTGAAGATGTCTTTGTCGATGAGGACGAACAATTGGTAGAAGAACCTGCTAACGCCCCCACCCTCCATGCCGAGCCAGCGATGCCGATGCAACACATCGATGGACAGGATGAAGTTGAGGATATGGGACCAGCAGTTGTTTCACCAAAGGCTCCGTCTGATCCAGGCAAAGAAGCTTCTAAGAAAGCTAAACGGGCTACACCTCCTGGTGCACCCGGTGGTAAAGGATTTGCGTCTGATGCGTCTGCTAAACAAGAGGAAGTTTCTCTTGATAGTGATGAGGAAGATAGTGAAGAAATTACTATTGATGAGCGTATTGCTGCTATGGACTTTTCCGCTGATGTTAAGGCTCTTACAGAAGGTGGTGATGATGATGAAGAATCAACATCAGGACTTACTGTAGAATTTAAGCAAAAGGCTGCTATTATTTTTGAAGCAGCTGTTAAAGCTAAGATTCGTTCAGAGTTAGAAAGAATCGAAGAAGAATATGAAGAAGCATATGCACAAGCTTTTGAGAACGCTAAGGAAGATATGACCGAGAAAGTTGACGGTTATCTCTCCTATGTTGTTGAGGAATGGATGAAGACCAACGAGATGGCAGTCGAACATAAAATGAAGACTGAAATCGCTGAGGGATTTATTACAGGCCTAAAAACACTTTTTGAAGAACATAATATTGCTATTCCTACGGAACAGTTTGATATGCTTGATGCCGCCGCCGAGAAGGTTGGTGAGTTAGAAGGCAAGTTGAATGAAACCCTAGAAAGTAATGTTAGACTATCCCAGGAAGTGGCAGAGTTAAAAAAGAGCGAAATTTTAAGTGATGTCGCTTCCGATTTAGCTGATACAGAAGTTGAGAAGTTTGCTGGACTAACAGAAAATGTTGAGTATGAGACCGAAGCCAACTTTCGTGAGAAAGTCGAAACGATCAAAGAATCATATTTTCCAAAAGTTCAATCACTTCACAATGATGACACAGCAGCACCGCTGGAAACGGAAATTGATGTAGATGTGTCCGACACAATGGCTGCTTACATGACTGCTATTAGACGATCCAAACCTTTTGGTATGGGATCAACTTCTAGTGGACATGAAACACAATAGTTTATTACAAATATAGGGAGAAAATAAACAATGTTTCAAACGGAACACTTACAGGAAAAGTGGCAGCCAGTGCTAGGGCATCCTGACCTCCCAGAGATTAAGGATGCTTATCGTCGGGCCGTTACAACTGTAATTTTAGAAAACCAAGAAAAGGCTATGAGAGAAGATGCATCTTTCCTTTCTGAGGGATCACCTGCTAACTCAACAGGCGCACAAGTACAAAATTGGGATCCAATCCTAATTTCGCTAGTTCGTCGTGCGATGCCTTCCTTGATTGCATATGATGTCTGCGGCGTACAGCCAATGACTGGACCTACTGGTCTAATCTTTGCAATGAAGGCACATTATACTTCACAAAGCGGTACAGAAGCTCTGTTTAACGAGGCCGATACGGCTTTCGCAGGAACAGGCACACAGGCTGGTACAGAAGTACTTAAAGCATTGTCAGCTGCTACGTTTACCACAGGTACTGGTATGACTACAGCTGCAGGCGAAGCATTAGGTGATAGTGGTACTAACAATTTTGCTGAGATGGCTTTTAGTATTGAAAAGGCAACCGTTACTGCAAAGACACGGGCGCTCAAAGCTGAGTATACTATGGAACTTGCTCAAGACCTCAAGGCCATTCATGGTCTGGATGCCGAGACTGAGTTGGCTAATATTCTTAGTGCTGAAATTTTGGCAGAAATTAACCGAGAGGTTATTCGTACAATTTATCAGAATTCAAAAGTCGGTGCTCAGGCTAATGTCACTACAGCTGGTATCTTCGATTTAGATACTGACTCAAATGGTCGTTGGTCTGTTGAACGCTTCAAAGGCATGATGTTTGCCATTGAGCGTGATGCAAACGTAGTTGCTCGTGATACTCGACGTGGTAAGGGTAATATTATCATCTGTTCAGCCGACGTTGCTTCCGCATTCGTTATGGCCGGCATGATGGATTATGCTCCAGCTATGTCAACTAATCTAGATGTAGATTCAGCAGGTAATACCTTCGCTGGTGTATTGAATGGTCGTTTTAAAGTGTATGTTGATCCATACATGAACATGACTGTTCCTTATGCAAACGGTGGTGCAACTGCTAGCCAATACTACACAGTTGGTTATAAGGGTTCATCCCCATATGATGCAGGTCTTTTCTACTGCCCATATGTGCCGCTCCAGATGGTTCGTGCGGTGGGTGAGAATTCCTTCCAGCCCAAGATTGGTTTTAAGACTCGTTATGGCATGCAGGTAAATCCATTTGCACAAGCAGCAGCGGCCACTGATGGTCCAGGTGCTCGCAACAGCAATGTATACTACCGTCGTGTTCAGATTAATAATCTGATGTAATGTAGTTGATTTAAATAGTCTAAGAACTATGAAGAAGTAAATTAGATCCCCGCTCCGGCGGGGATTTTTTTTATCTCTAGGATCTTTTTTTACTAAATAGTATTTTAGGATGTATGTACTATTGACAAGGCGTACCCTCTAAAATGTTTCGGGCATATGGTCAACATATGTCCCCCGATTCCTCCCTCCTTTCTTATATATTACTTCGCATCCGTCTACTCAAAGAGGATGCTAAAATGCTAAAAAGACCTATCTATAGGTATACCCGTGGCTGTGTACATAACGATTACAAATGCCAGTGTATCACCAGAAAAACATATTACGAATACAAGCATGGTCTCCGAGGTCCAGAGGACTTCTGGGACATAGATGAAAAGATAAACGAACCCGAAAAAGTCGCATAAATAGTAGTTAAGAGGAGTCATTGTAAAAGGGGGAGAGTAGACTCCAGCCCCACAACAAGGAGAAAAAAATCATGGCAGTTGCATTACAAACACTTGCTGATACTAGATACAGAACTACAGTCAAAGTACTAGTCAGCGGAACAAATAGTGCCGCATCAATCCTAGATGTTTCTGGTTTGGTTGGATGGCAAACGGGAAGTTTAGTAAACATAGCAAAAGTATTTTGGTCAATATCACCTGCGGCCATTGCAAATAGCTCAACCCTAGTTTGGTTAGGAACCACCCCTGCGGATGCCTTTCATTTATCTATGAATAGCAGTACTGGTGAATATGGTTATCAACCTGGTCAACCAGCGATTTATCATGCAGTCGCTCCGGCTGGAACTGCTGCCGGTGACGTGGGTTTTACAAATGCCGGGGCCAATGTGGGAACTGTAGTAATTGAATTTCATAAAATAGTTAATAATGCTACCGGTGCTGGTTGGGCTGCGTAGTGGCAGCTACTGATAATAGAGCAGGAGAGGTTGGTGGTTCTACCAGTTCTCCTGCTGTTACCGGAGTTATTTCGGCGACTAATAGGGAACCCACCGTATTTGATTATTCACAAAGTAATCAATTTAAGATATATTTTCCTATTTTTCCTACTACAGAATGGTTTGTGACAAGAGCTAATATTCCTGGGTGTACATTGGGTCAGGCAGATCAATATACACCCTTTGTGGATATAGCAGTTGTTGGAGATAAAATGCAATATGATAATTTCAATTGCACTTTTATTGTTGATGAATCATTAAATAATTATATGGAAATGTATAACTGGGTAATGAATATAGGGTTTCCTTTTAGTGGCAAACAACAATTCAACAGAACAGATAGGCCCGACAATATGAATAGGAGTGCTAATTCTGACAAACGCAATCCTAAAGATGGAGTATATTATAAACTTAATGATAGAGATTTATATACGGATATAGTGCTAACTATTTTAAGTTCTAAAAATAATGCTGTGGCTGCGGTTCATATATATGAAGCGTTTCCTGTTAGTCTTGGTAGTGTGGAATATAGTCAAGCAGAAACAGATATTTCATATGCTATGTGTGATGTTTCATTTGCTTATACTTGGTTTGATATAAAAGCTACATAAGTTTTTACAAGTTGTATTTAGATAAATAAAAATGAGATGGTCAAGTTGAATAATAACGGTATTTTATCTTCTGACTAATTATAGAATCGAAGAAATATAGAAACCTACAGCAAGGACGATTCAACCGCTGACCATCTCCCTTTAAGGGAATTATATAATGGATTTTGGTGAGTTACAACTTTTAGTTGATAAAGATTTAAAAATTGATGATACAGAATTAGATATGGAGTCTATTAGGACTCCTCAATTGCATAATAAGTATCTTAAATATTATACAAAATATTCACTTCAACTTAAAAAATTACAAGACGATAGTAAAATACTCTATCGTGATAAGTGGGAGTATTATACTGGAAAATCTCCAGCGGAAGTTTATGCGAATAAACCTTTTGATTTAAAAGTTCTCAAAGCAGATGTTGGTATCTATATAGATGCTGATGATGAGATGCAAGAACTTGGAAAGAAAATAGAGTATGTAAAAACTATAGTAAATTATTTAGAAAGAATATTGAGAGAGATTAACAATAGGAACTGGAATATCAAGAATACTATTGCTTGGAAACAGTTTTTGCACGGTGAATGAAGTAACAATTGAAAAATTTAACGAGGCCTATCTTAGAGTCCGGTGTGAGCCGTCGATTGGTAAAGAGCTATCAGAGTTTTTTACCTTTGAAGTTCCGAATGCACGATTTATGCCGTCGGTGCGAAATCGTATGTGGGATGGTCGTGTACGTTTATTCAGCCCTGCTACTGGTAAAATATATGCGGGACTATTACCGTATGTCCAAAGATTTCTCCAGGACCAAGGATATGGCGTTAAAGTTGAAGAGGTCTTCCGACCAAAAGAAGTAGATAAAAAACTGACCAGAAAGTTTGTTAATAGTATAAGTAAGTTTAGGGCAAGAGATTATCAAGTAGAAGCCATACATAATATTATTGAACGTGATAGAGGCGTTATACTTTCACCCACTGGTTCGGGTAAGTCTTTTATTATCTATGCTTTAATAAGATATTATCTGCTCAAAGAAACTAAAATTCTTTTAGTTGTACCTACCACATCATTAGTTGAACAGATGTATAAAGATTTCTCGGAGTATGGATGGTTTCCAGAAGAACATTGTCATAGGTTATATGCAGGTAAAGAAAAGGATTCTACAAAGGATGTAATTATATCTACATGGCAATCTATTTACAAGTTACCTAAGAGTTACTTTCATCAATTTGGTACAGTGTTCATAGACGAGGCACATTTAGCTAAAGCCAAATCCTTAACTGGTATAATGACCAAACTACATGAGTGTAAATATCGAATAGGTTTAACAGGCACTTTAGATGGTAAAGAGGTTCACCGTTTAGTTTTGGAAGGACTTTTTGGAGTATGTGACCAAGTAACTACTACGGCAGAGTTAGTAAAGAAAAAGGTTTTATCTAACTTAGAAATAAAATGTCTTGTATTAGAACACACCAAATCTAATAAAATTAAAAGAAACTATCAAGAAGAGATGGACTATCTAGTTTCTAGTGAGTCAAGAAATCTATTTCTTATTAATTTAATTTCTACCCTAGAAGGTAATTCTTTAGTATTGGCTCAGTATATAGAAAAACATTTGATACCTCTACACGAATTAGCGTCAACTATTGATAAACAAATTTATTTGGTATATGGTAGTACTCCAACAGATGAACGGGAAGAGATAAGGGGTTTGGTAGAAAACAGTAAAATTGATAGTGTTATTTTTGCGTCATATGGTACGTTTTCCACCGGAATTAACATCAAAAGACTGCATAATATTGTATTAGCAAGCCCCTATAAGTCACAAATCAGGGTTTTACAGTCAATTGGAAGGGGTCTAAGAGTATCAAAAGACAAGGAAATGCTAAAAATATTTGACATAAGCGACAATTTGGTGTATAATAATAAGGAAAACTACACACTTTTACACTTAAAGGAACGAGTTAGGTTGTATAACGAGCAGGACTTTCAATATGAGATAGTTCCGATAAAATTAAAAACATAAATAATAGTATATGGAAAAGATAGAAGAAAAGTCTCCTTATAAGATACTTAAAATGATAAACGGTGATGATGTTTTTTGTAAAGTATTAAAAGAATACGATGATGCCTTGTTGGTAGAGTTACCTATGTCGGTAATGAAACACCAAGTGCATCAAGATGAAGTGCATGTAGTAGAACATACAGGATTACATAGGTGGATTAATTATAGTAATGATTCCTCATATGTAATTTATAAGGATAGAATTCTATCCTTCGGTACCTTAGCTCCTGAAGTAATCTTTTATTATAAAATGTTTTGTAAAAGGATTAGACATGAAATCTCTGATAACGAAAGTAAATCAGAGGAAACTATGATGGAGCAAATGAAGGATAACCTATCCAAAGTAGCTAAGTATCTGGAAGATTCCCATAAGATTGATGTAGAGTATGAAGAAGATAATAATTCAGAAGTACAAATGAATATGTTGGGACCTAAACCTACATTACATTGAGCTGGTATTGGTTTTCCTCAAAGGTTGCTCTTTAAGTATACCATACTTTTCTATATTTGTCAACCCCTAGGAGGAAATAAGAATGACTGTTGAAGTCACAGCGTTTTTTGTCTCTGCTTTAATTACATTGAATGCAGCGACGGGGTTGAGCCCATTACAAGGCTGGACCCAATTTATAATGCCATTTCAGAATAAGGAACATTGCGAAGCATTTGCCGCAGGCAATACACTACCACTTATTATGCAACTACAAGGTACGATTGGAAATATGTTATCAGAGTTCCATGAATTCCGATGTATGACGGAACAAGAGAGTATTGATGCTAACATTGCATTAGGACATACTATACCGGAGAGACCCGATACTGGTAAGAAAATTTAATGATAAATTCCTTTATATTAGTTTTTTCTTTGCTGACTACAGCAGATATTCACGCAATGTCTGCTGTAGCTCCCTTTTCAACTATAGAAGAATGTAATGCCCACGCTGCTGAATTATTCCGGGGATGGTCTACATTGAGGGAAGATGAGGATAATAATTATCATCGCATGGACTCTACTATACACTATATGGAACTATATGATGGAGAGTGGGCGGCTTCGTGGTCATGTGTGCCAAATATACCAAGAGCTTTAGGGTTGCATAATATACCAAAATAAATAAAATGGACCTAGTATTTTTGTTGATAATGATATGTCTTGCGAATGATGAGGGCGTAACAAAATGTGAGAAGAATCTTATAGATCAGTTTGAGAATGTAGAACGATGTGTTCAAACAAAGGAAGTTATTCAATGGGAGTTAGCA